AGGTGAACTTATTAGGGACATTGAAGAAATTACAAAACAAATCAACGCTTTTTTAACTTTTACTTGAAACTATCAACTTTTAATTTTACCTTTGCATATCAGCGGCTTACCGCTAAACCGCTGTTCTACTAAGTGCAGCGGTTTTTTTATTTGAAATGTTAACAGTTGTTACAGCAAGTGTAACACATAAAACGTTGAAAATCATAGGATGTTACGTGTTAACAGATGTTACACCAAAACACTTCGCATATACACACATACATACATGTGTGAATGAATATTTAAAACACGCATATATATGTAATAATTAGCGTAACATGTGTAACATTGTAACATAGTATGATTATCAATTACTTATATGTTACAGTAAGTGTAACAAGTGTTAACAATAATAATATAAATAATAAATAATATAAAATAATAAATAAACTTTAATATAGAAATAGGCTTAAAACGAATTTAAACGGCATTTTAAAGCATTTTTATAGTAAAGTGGTGTATAGATATCAAAAAGTATTTAAAGTTGCTTAAAACGAAAATAAATGCCTAAAATTAGTTTTGACTATGATGGTGTTTTAACTACTGAAAACGGAAAACAACTTCTTAAACGCAAAATTTCTGAAGGTTTTGATGTTTATATTGTTACTGCAAGAAGACGCTCACTAACAGTTATAAACTTTGCACGTGAAAATGGCGTACCTTCAAACCGCGTTTTTTTTACCGAAGGCAAAGATAAATGGGAAACATTGCAACGTTTAGGAATTGAAACTCATTATGATAATAACCAAGAACAAATAGACAAAATAAATAAATTTACAAACACTAAAGGCATTTTATACAATGTTTAATAATGGTAGACCTATGAAATTCAAATCACCTGATGAATTGCAAAAAAAAATTGAATCTTACTTTGAATGGTGCGATTCACGAACAAGAATAAAACATCTTGTTACTAAAGATGGTGTGCAGGAAGTTGTCGAAAGTTTTCCGCGACCTTATACGGTTGAAGGTTTAGCAGTTTACTTAGATACATGCCGCGATACTTTGATAAATTATTCTAACAAGGAAGGCTTTTTCGACATTATTAAACGCGCAAAGCAGAAAATACTGGCTAACAAGGTTGAAGGCGGATTAGATAGAACCTATGATATGGGTGTTGCTAAGTTTATGCTAATCAATAATTACGGATTTAAAGATAAGCACGAAACAACTGAGGATGACAAAAACATAAACATCAACATTCAATACCCACCTGATACTAAGTAGTGCCGCGTAACATAAACATACAGCTATACAGGCCGCATTTAGGTCAACAGCGCATCTTAGATAATAAGCGAAGGTTTAACTGTATTGTTTGCGCTAGGCGTTTCGGTAAAACTGAATTGATAACTTCGGTTGCATTACCGCTTATATCACCTGCTGTATTTGAAGGTAAGTTTGTAGGTATCTTTGTTGATGACTTTAAAGATTTTGCGCAAAGCTGGAATAAGATAGTAGATACTTATAAAACTATATCTGAGGGCGGAATCATTAAGCACAAAGATGAAACATCAAAGATAATGCAGTTTCTCAACGGCGGTGTTTTAGAAGTGTGGTCTATCGGAGATGAAGGGCGAAAGGATAAAGGGCGCGGGCGTAAATATCACCGCGTAATTTATGAAGAAACGCAAAAGATACCTAGCCACATATTAGAATACCATTGGAAAACAGTAAGCCGCCCAACCCTAACAGATTACAAAGGTGAGGCGTTTTTTATTGGTACCGCAGCAGGTAAAGATAACTACTGGTATGAGTTGTGTCGCAATGGTGCCATAGCTGGCAATGTTCAAAAGAATTGTTACGGCGATATTGATTTACCTCAAAGCGAAAACGGTTCGGATAGTTGGATAACATTCCGAATGGAAACAACCGACAACCCGGCAATTGATCCCGATGAAGTTGCAGATGCAAGCCGTGATTTAGATAGGCTAACATTTGAACAAGAATACAAATCTGTATTTGTTGATTATTCTGGTGAAGCTTGGGTTTATGTGCTAAAGGACAAAAGCATTCAACAAAAAGTATTTCAGCCTTCAAAGAAAACGAATCTTGAAGGCGAACAAATATATATTAGTTTTGACTTTAATAAGATACCGATGACGGCCGCAGTAATGAAAAAAACAATACTACCTGCGGATGTTAGCGCAAAGTCAAGGTATAAGTACGGCGTTCACATTATTAAAGAATTTAAGATTGGTTCTGAGGAACGCGGCGAAGCATCAATATATGACACTTGCCAAGCTGTACGTGAGTGGGTATTTACTGAAACTGGTAAGAAAATCGGTCGATGGGAAAATACAGAATTTCCCTGCACAATTCCGTTTCTAATTACGGGTGATGCTTCGGGCGACAGGTCTGATGGTAGACAACGCGTTTCAAAAACCTACTATGAAATAATACAGGAAGAACTGCAATTGCCTGCGCGTTTTTTTGTGGTGCCAAAGGCTAATCCCCTGCACGCTGAAAGTTACGTTCAAACAAATACTATTATCAGCATGTGCCCAGACTTTCAAATCTATGAGGACAAATGCCCGGGTTTACGTATGGATTGCCTTAGAATCAAATCTGATAACAGCAGGCGCATAATTAAGGGCAAAGGTGAAGAAAGGCAAGCCGACTTACTTGATAACCTTAGATATTTGTTGAATACATTTTGTAAAGACATAAAACTATAATCCCCAAAGTTATGATTTACCGCCCAAAAATAAAAGTACATTCTGATGCCGATGTTGAAAATTGGAAACGAATCATAAACGCTAAACGCTCTCAGGATAAAAGCCTTCAACGTTGGATTGTTATTTCAGATGTGCATAGGCCGTTTCACAATCAAACACTTTGGAATAAATTATTGCAGTTAATAAATGACATGGGTTCATCGCTTTACGGCATTGTTATAGCAGGCGATTATTTAGATCTTTACACCTTAGGCAGCTACAACAACGAATCATTAGCTAACTTATCTAATATAACATTGCAAGATGAATACATAGACGGATTGCATGGCATTGATGAAATAAACAGCGCGTTCAAAGGTGCTAAGAAACTATTTCTATTTGGCAATCATGAAGACAGATACTTTAGGCACATCAAAGAAAAGGACAATGCAAAGTATGGCGGTGCATTGATCAACCCGGTAGAAGCACTATACCTTCATGAGCGCGGCTGGATTACTAAAACAGATTGGCAGTCAGATTATTTCACATTAGGTAGACATCTTGACATAGTGCATGGCGTTTATACATCGATACATGCAGCTAAGGCACATTTAGATAAAACGCAACATTCGGTTATGTTTGGCCATACACATCGTGTGCAATGTTTCCACCAAGGTAACAGAGCCGCGTTTAACATTGGCGGATTGTATGACATTAAAAGCAAAGGTTTTAACTATATGCCAAGGTTCCAACGCCAGCTGTGGGCTAATGGTTTTGCATTGGTCAACGTAACTGACAATGGCGATTTTTACGTTGAGCAAGTTAATGTTTGGGCTGATAAGTTTTTAGCTAACGGTAAGATGTACTAACGTTTTGTTGATGCCACCATAACGTTGAAGCCAACGAGGTGGTCTATCTTGATATCACAAATTGTGACCTCGTATAAACATAGCTGTATAAGGATGTGCAACCCATTTGCCAAAATATCGATAAGTTAAATTCTTTGAAGGCTTAATGCCGAACAAAATACGTTGCTGCCAAGCTTTCCAAGGTGTAGGCGATACATCTGAATAATCTACCCAAAAATAACATTTGTTTGTTTTAAGTTCATTGTTTAGCACAGCAGCTAAAGCGTAATATCTAAACATCGAAACGTGTACAGATTGGGCCCGGTTAAAATGCCAGAATTGAACGCGTTTATATTTCCTAAAAAACTTGCGAACGTTTGGAAATTCATTCATCTTATCATTAAGAATTAACCCCAACAATGTCAAGTCGGGGTTAGATGAAAGTATTAACTCTCTAATTTGTGAGTTGTACATAGTATTTTTTCATTTTATTTAATGCAGCCATTTCGATTTGCCTAACAGCTTCGTGGCTAATTTTGTACTTTAAGCATATTGTTTGCCGTTTGTGTTCAAAGATATCAAAATATCTGTAATGTATTATTTCGCGTTCACGTTCGTTTAAAACTCGCATCAACTTTTTAACTAACTCCTTATCGATATTTGTAAACAGCTGTTCATCTGTTTGAAAATCGCCAGCTATTTGCATAATATTATCGCCATCCTCGTTGGTTTCATCCATTGAAAAATATTTAACAGGATTGCGGATTGTTTTAACGGTGTGTTCTGATATGCCTAACATTTCGCTTAGTTCCTTATCGGTTAGCATTTCATCTTGAAATTCTTTCCTAAGTTTATTTTGTTGTACGGTATATGACATTCTAACTACATCGGCTTTCATATCTACAAAATTCATTATTTGGGCGCGCATTTTGTTAACGGCATAGGATATAAACCTAACGCCAAAGTTAGGATCAAACGATTCAGCCGCCTTTATTAGTCCAATAAAAGATTCAGATACCAAATCCATAATATCAGCTTTGCGTGTATAATGTCTAAAAGCAACTGAACAGGCAAACAAAAGATTGTGATTGATAAGATCTTGTTTTGTTGCAGTTTTTTCTTGCTCAGATGTTAGCGGTTTATACTTTGATGCTTCATCTAATAATGATTGCAGGATGCCGCGCTTATCAGCTATTACGCTATTTAATTTTACATCTATGCGTTTCATCTTGTGGTGTAAAATGGTTTGCAATGCTGGTTAAAATGTTTGCGGCATCTAACGGTTATAAATGCATCTTTGTGAGCGCGCTGCCAAGTTGTGAGCATAAACCAAGCCTCATCATAAGTTGTATAAGCTATCAATATTCTATGATACTGACCAACTTGTTCAACATATGCAGTATCAAGAGTTGACATGCTTAAATGTTCTGCACGTACTAAGTGAATGTTTTTTGTTGACATAATCTGTATGCAGTAAAGCGAATCAGTTTGAGCGATTGCGCTAACGGCAAAGCATAGAATAAAAAATAAAGTTTTCATAATTGTTGTTTTTAAAGTTGAATTAAAGTGAAGTTATATAATGCGTTTGCTTGAAATATTTTGATAGCTTCAAACCATCTTGCATCAGGTACAACCATACACCCTGCGCTCCATTGATCAACAGCGGTACCAATGCCGCCGCGATGCCAGTTAATGCCGTAGTATCCTTTTGTTTTGATTGTAGTATCAATGTTTAAATCTTTATTACCATCTCGGTATATTTCAATTGCACCAGCTTGATAAAAATATGGCGCACCTAACCATAACGATTTCCAATTGCCCGAAGTAGTAAAGCGATGTGATGCGATTGGTTGCTGCTGAACTGCAATTGCTGTTCCT